TACCTGTCCGTTATTACTCCCTTGCATATTCGATGTAATCCACCTGCGCATCCATCCTTACCTGCTCTTTGGCTTTAGATCCACGCAGGTTCTCTTCTGTCTGCTGAATCTTTCTGCGCACTCTCCCAAGGCTCTCCTGTGATGGCAGGTCTTTGTTCCTCATGACCTCACAGATAGGTGACCAAGGGTTGACCTTGAATACGTTGCACCATACATCCAACGTGAGGATGCGGTCATCATCTCTTGCCTTTGGGTCTTTCTTCAGCACTTCCCTTACCATATCTTCCAATGTATCAAGTCTTGCCATATTGTCACCTCTTCAGCCATTCATGGTAGTCAGCCATTTCCTGCTCGTTACTGTAGTTCTCTACATCATCAGCAAAATCAAGAAACTCCTTAAGAGAACCTTTTGTGCAGAAGTTTGCAAATTCTGTCACTGATGTTTCATTCATGCAGTTGTGCTTGATTGGGCATTCGTCACACCCACCTGCATCCTGTATGAAGCCACAAGCATCATAGATCGTGCCAAGGCTGTCTATGAAATCACTCACTGTTGCTGAATTTGTCTTTGCCATTACTAACTCCTTTTCTCCTAATACGGAATGACAGCTGTTGCTATCACGATCCCAACAAGTATTGCTGTCATCATCAGTTCAATGAACACATAACCGGCTATTCTCCTAAACATATCCTTACTTCCTTTCCTGTTTGGTCTGCTAACAGTTCTTGTAGCAGAAGTATAATTTGTTCTCCCATCTCTTAAACCTTAAGTTAAGTCTTTCTGCAACAAAATATGGTCTGTTGCTCTCAACCTCAATACCTTGTGGATCGCATCAAGGTCACTCGGTCTTGGTTCTGTCTTTCCTGTCTCCCATGCAGAAATCGTCTTCTGCGTCTTGTTGATTGCTTCTGCAAGTTCGGTCTGCGACATTCCCTTTAGACCTCTCCACTGTGCTATAGTTGCTTTCAAGTTATCACCTCTCTTCCTAATGTGTCATTGCATATGATTCGCAATCATCCCATTTCCCTGTGAACACGCAAGAACCGAATGTGATTCTGCCGTACTTATCTACACCCTTGATCTCTGTAACAGTTGATGTGGCTGTGTTGAAGCCGTAGCCTGTTTCGATGTAGTATCCATTGATTACTGTAGACATTGTTTTCTCCTTTCTAATATGGCTTGCCCTCAAACGTGCTGAACCTTTTGCAATTACCATTCTGGTATGTTACTGATGCTACCCATGCAGAGTATGCATAAGCACCATTGTGCTTGAATGGAATATCACCATAGTACGCTTGATCGTATGCATTCTCTTTGTTCCTTGCGAGTACATCAACAGTTTTCACATTGCCTGTGGGATGCATCTTGTACTCTACTGTGTAGACGCTTCTTGCCATTGCTATCTCCTTTCTAAACTGATGTAGAATTCACTTCCCCAGAAGTGACATGGTTTGTAGCAACCATCTGACCACTTCACATATGGGTAGATGCTTACTGAAACACCTCTGCCATAATCTGTGTTGTCTGCGGTCTGGATCTCGACACCATGCGACACATCCATGTCCATAGGCGCATCACCATACAGGATGCTGAAGTCAGCATAGTTCTTGGCAATCAGTTCGCCAAGTGTCTTGCTCTCAATTCCTCTTTCAATGTACTCTGTCATAACTAACTCCTTTACTTACCTTTTGTCTTAACCTTTCTATAATCATTATAACCTTTAAGTATTAAAGTGCAACACATAAGTTATATATTTGTTAAGAAATCTTGTATTCTTTCCGATGCAAAGTTAAGATTGCTTTAACTGAAAGGAGATACCGCCATGAAGAAGAACATGACAGAAGTTTTCAGCACCAACCTGCGCAATGCATTGTATATGGCAGGTAAGACACAAGCTGAATTAGCCAAAGCTGTGAATGTCACAGAAGTATCTGTATCTAAATGGATGAATGGCATCAATGTGCCAAGACCTAACAAGGTGGATGAGATATGCAGAGTATTGAGATGTAGCAGAGAAGATTTAATGGTAGACCATGACCGGCAAGTGATTCTTGCTCCAGAAGATGTGTTGGCTGAAGAGATGAGGATGAGAGAAGACCTTTACACAGTTTTCAATGCGCTCATCAATATGAATGATTCAGACCTTAAGTTGGTCACCGATCTCATCAAGAGGTTGTCCATATGAAAGTATTTCTGTATGAAAGAGTATCAAGTGAAGAGCAGGTCAAGCATGGTTACAGTTTAGATGCACAGGATGAAGCCTTGAGGGAATTCTGTGAGAGAAACAACCATGTCATTTTGGGTGTGTATCGTGATGAGGGGATAAGTGGCAGAAAGCCGTATACCAAAAGACCTGCAATGGTGCAATTGTTGCAAGATGTGGAAACAATCAAGCCACAGATGGTCTTATTTACCAAGTTGGACAGATGGTTCAGAAACATCAAAGAGTATTACAAGGTACAGGATATATTAGATAAGTACAAGGTAGATTGGAAAGCTATCGCTGAAGATTATGACACATCAACCGCTACAGGCAGACTCTATGTGAACATCAAACTGTCCATAGCACAGGATGAAGCTGACAGGACTTCAGAAAGAATAAGGGATGTGCAAAATCAAAGAGTGCTACAAGGGAAAGTGTTAGGTGGCAGAGTTCCTTGGGGATATACCATAGTAGATGGGAAGATAGCCTTTAGTGAAGACAAAGAAAAACTGCAAGACCTGCTCAAGCACTTCCTTACTTATAGATCCACCACAGAAACCATCCGCTATATTTTCGATTCTTACGGCAAACATTACACCCACTTCACAATCAATCAATTGTTAAGAAATCCCATCTTAAAAGGCGAATATAGAGGGAATAAGGCATACTGTGAGCCTATCATATCTGAAGCACAATGGAATGAGATACAGAGCATATTGAGTTCACATCATAAGCAATCACCCACCAACCGGCAATACTTGTTTAGTGGTCTGATACGATGCCCTAAATGTGGCAGAAAGATGTCAAGCGCATATCAGCATAAGTATTCATATTACAGATGCCCAGACAGAGTTGATTGTGATTTTAGGAAACTCATAAACCAAGAGAAAATGGAATCATGGTTGTTGGACAACATTGAAGAAGATTTCAAGGTGAATGTGACCATGAAAGAAAAAAAGAAAGAGTCACCGCAGAAATACAAGAACCAATTAAAACGGCTGAATGATATTTACCTAATGGGCAATATTTCAGAAACGGAATACAAAAGAAAGTCTGCGGATCTGCAACAGAAGATAGCTTCTCTCTCAAAGGAAACACCTAAAAAAGAAGTGTTCACAAAGGGTTGGAAAGATGTGTATAAGATGCTTGATGCAAAGCACAGAAAAGCATTCTGGCAGAACCTCATAAGAGAAATACACATCAATGAAGATTTAGAGGTTACTGAAGTGTTGTACTAACATATAGCAACATCTCTGCTATAGTATGGTTGTACAACATAAGAATCTCCTTTTTGATTGATTATAGCATAAAAAAGAGCCTACCCCATAAAATATAAGGTAGGCTCAAGAAAGGAGGGTCACCGGCTATCACGGCTATTGCGATGGATTCCGCACCGTTATGAAGAAGATCCGACCTGCCTATTCCGTCTCTTCCGTCATTGGTCTTGACATAGTAAGCGTTGTGCTGTTTCCGCTCAGTTTCTTCTCGATGTATCTCTGAATGTCCGCATTGTACGTCAATGTAACTTTACCGTCCGACCACACATTGTTCGTGCCGAGCAAGAGCCTTACCTCTTGCGGAGTTAACTGATAGGTCTGAGGTTCAGCGAGTTTGTAGACTACTTGGAGCGGATTAGATGCAAGATATGCTCTCCACTCTTCAACCGTTGTGGCTACGTTCGTCAAAAAGTTTGTGTAATTATGTAGCGATGTAGTTAAAGCACATTCCCCGTCTTGTAGGTTCGTGTATGGTCTTGGCGATACCCCTGAAAAATAATTGCTCATAGGGGTTTGCGATATTTTGTTTTCCGCAAAGTTCGGAATATAAAATGCGTGTCCGTTCGTTGCAGAGCCTCCGCCCCACGCTTCATCACTTGAACCGTCAAAAGTCCGCATCGCCCTATCTATAGTCATTTTGCCCGTGACCACATCGAGAGTACCGCCGTAGACCGTGCGTCCGAGGTCGGTGTGGTAGGTTTCGCCGTCGTATGGTTCGTAGTCAGTTGCTGTTGAGCCGAGTTCAATCTGTGGATTCGTAACAGTTAAGATTGCATTTGCTGTTCCTCTGTTTGTTAGGGTTATATAGTAATATTTCGCTCCGCTTGGTCTATTTGTAAGTGCAAAACGGTGTTCATAAGATGCGTCTGTATAATTGCTCACCGTTAAAACTGTATAATCTGCATCTAACCATCCGAGAGTTGTTCCGCAATCCCCTGTTGAACTCCTCGCCAATCGGAGATAGTAATCGGTTTCATAGTCGGGCATTTCAAAAACGAGGACTTTCTGCATCCAAGCGGTAGGGCATAGTAACGTAAATACGCCATCTGATGGATTTTCGAACTGTTCTACCGATTCGGTAAGCGTCCATCTTGTGCCAACACTTGGGTTGTACTGACCGCCACTATATAAGGTTGGATTCAGCAGATTCTTCCCTACCACTTCCGTCACGCACTCCGTATGACCGCTGATTGGGCAGATGTTAGAGTATGGGGCGTAGGTCGTATTCGTGTTCGATGAAAGGCAAAGCAGACATTTGAGCGTGCCACTTAATGTAGTGTTTGCTTCACTGACTACAATATAAAAGCGTACATTTACTTCTTCAGAAATCGTAAACGTCTCTCTGCGGTCTGTATTGCCAAAATTGATTGAAGCAAGCGTCTGAGAATTATCTACATCTCTTATGTAAGCGGTCGTGTAACCACCCCCGCTATTAGTAGCCGTCGACCCGTATCCGCTAAACGCATAACTCCCTGCGGGCAACTTAAAATCGGCAAATGTTAAGCTAAATGCGTCAATTGATGTCCCGCTAACGGAAACAACACCATCAGTCCCTACATCCGCAGTTATTCCATTGCGTGTATAACTTGCCGATTCTGTGATTGGGATAAGCTGTTTCCCTGCTCCCCCACTCCACGGCTTATCGTATCCATGTAGGTCTTGGATAGGCTCAAGTTCTACCTTCAGCGACTCAGCTGGTATGACCGACTGCCCATCGGGTATCGTAACGATGTCTCCGCTTGCAGTGTCGGTCGGAAGAAGTGCTTCAAGGTCTTCAAGTGACACTTCGCCCGTATCACCTTTTGGAATTCCCAAATTCAGCACGGGATTTTCCGCTGTTCCCGTGATAGTCGCAGTAGCGTCCTCTGTTGGCTCTAAAGTCTCAACAGTGCCGATGGTCAGATTTG